CTGCCGCCTCGGCTTTCTTGTCCGCCGCCTGCCGCGCCTTCTCGGCACCGATTTGTCGCTGGAGTTCGAGGGCGCGCTCGTACTGGCGGATTTCTTCCGCATTTCCGCGGATGCGTGCCTCTTGCAGCTTGCCCTCCAGCTCACGCAATTTGCGCTGCTGCTCCAGTTTCGCGGTTTTGCTATCGTCGCCCTTGAGCTGCGCCAGTTCGGCATCCAGATCGGCGGCGGTGTCGCGTGCCTGCTGTTGCAGGTCTTCGAGCCTCTTTTTGGCGGCGTCGATGCTGGCGTTGAGGTTTTTGAGGGTGGTGCTGTCCAGCGCGGCGATGTTGGAGGTAGCGGCGTGCGTTGCCTCCGCGATGTCGTGCATGGAGACGGTGCCGTCGCTGGTTTTTTGGTTGAGGAGCTCGGTCGCCTTCTCGGCGCGTTGCACATCGGCGACGTACTGCTGTCCCACCTGCGACATCGCCTCAACCTTGCGCAGGTAGTCGTCGGCGTCCATATGCCCCATGCTCGTCACCATGCGATTGATGGCGTCATCGACGAGCCCGACCGCCTCGGCATTGAGCTTGCTGGCGTCGTAGATGGTCATCATCGCCTTTTTCTTTTTCTCGGTTGCTTCTTCAACCGCAGCGGCACTATCTTTCTCTGCCGTCGCCGCCTCTTTCTTGGCTTCTGCCGCCTTGCGCTCTGCTGCGGCTTCTTGCTCCTTGGCTTCTGCCGCTGCTTTCGATGCTTCCGCGCTCTCACGGGTGGCATCGGTTCCCTGTTTCATGGCTTCGCGCATCGCGTTTGCAGCCTCCGCCCCGCCCTGCATCCCTGCACGCAGTTGTTGCATTTGTTCGGTAGCGAGTTGGTTTACCGCCCCGGTTTGGACAAGGACGCGGTTGAATTCGGCAAATTCTTCTTTGGTTTTCAGCCCTGCCGTGATGTGGTCAAAGGCGGCGCGGATGGCTTTGGCGCTGTTGGTGCCTTCTTCTTTCGCCGCCTTCACCGCCTCAACAAAGCCGTCAAAGCTCTGCCGCGCATTACTGCTGATGCCTTTGCTGACGGCGGAGATGTCCACCCCGATTTTAGCGAATGCCTGCGCGGTTTTGCTGGCGGCGTCCCCGGCGCTGCGAGCGATGTCTTCTATTTCGGCTTTGGTCAGGCCTGCCCGTTCGCCCACTTTGCGCAGGGATTCGATGAGCGCCTGTATTTCCGCCGGGCTGTGCATGTTTTTCAGAGCGGCCTGAAAGATGGTTCGCATTTTGTCTGCGTCCGTCCCGAAGCGGACGGCGGCCTCGCCAAAATCTTTGAGCGTTTGCGCCGCTGCCTTGCCGATACCTCCCTGCACCTGCTCTACTTCCAGCCCCAAGGCTTTAAGGGCGTAGGCGGCGTCATCCAGCGGCTTCGGCAGTTCTTTCGAACGTGCTTTCATAGCATCGGCAAGCGCTTCGAAATTGATTTTGACGTCCAAACCGCTGCGAGACAGGTCAGTCAGTTTGTCTTGCACCTCTCGTAACGCTTCGACGGTTTCCACCCGATCAATGGCTTGCCGAAAGGCGAGTTCCAGCGAGGCGGCACTCTGCTGCCCGCTTTTAATGATGTTGTCTAATCCCTCAATGACACGTTGACTGTTCTCCGGGATTTCCTGCATTTTGCGGTTAGCAGCATCCATTCGCGAGGTCAGCTTGTCCCACCCTTGCGCTGACAGTTCTTTTGCTCGTGCCGCCTTTTCTGTAGCCTCTGCTTCTGCTTTGGCCTTGTCGATAGCCTCCTGCGTGGCATTTACGGTTTGTTCAATAGATGCACGTCGTTTTTCTTCAGCGGCGATCGCTTTATCAGCAGCCATTGCGGCTTTTTCGTCCACAAAAAAGCGGCTCTCCGCCGCCTTTTTCTGTTCTTGGTAACCTGTTATCCGCTGGTTTATCGCCGCCAACTCATCTCGCAGCAACCGCTGTTGTTCCTGTACATAGTCGCCCTGCACATCTGCCCCCGCAGCAACCGCCATATTGAGACGGTTTTGCGCAATGGCGGCGTCCGCCCAGGTCTTCATCGCTTCCTGTTGCGCTTTGTTGACAGCGTCCACCTCGCTTTTCAGAGCTTGATAGAGCGCGACGGCGGCACCAATCCCAGCAGGCAACCATGCGACTCGCGCCAGACTGGCAAGACCTGTTTTTAGAGCAGCGACAAACCCGTTCAGGCTGGCAAACGCTTCCCCGAACCGTGCCGCCGAAGCGATAGCCGAAGTCATCGCACCACGTGTACTAATGCCGAGAGCCCCCATCGCACCGCTGACGCCTAGCGCGGCAACCCTGGCGCTCACCAAGTATGTTGCAAGCTGTGTCACCAAGGGGAACTCCCCGGCAAACTTGTTGATGGCATTTGCAGCGCCGCCAATCCCGTCAGCAACCGTGCTGATAATGGGCAACAATTGCGAGCCGATGGTTTTGACGATGTTCTCGAGAGCGATTTTTGCCTGTTCGATTTTAGCGCCAGTAGTATTCATCGCCGCCTCAAACTCTCGCTGCATCGCCCCTGCGGTTTGGGCTTTGTCTGCCACAAGGCCGAAGGCTTTGCGCAAGGTGTCCAGACTGCCCGCGGCAAGGCTGATGTCGTCAGCGTACTCTGCGCCGAATAGTTTGGTCAGCGCAATGGAGCGGCTTTGTTTGTCCATCTGCTCCAGCTTGCCGAGAAAATCCACGATCGCCCGCTCAGGGTTTTCCCTGATATTGCGCGCCAGTTCGTTTGCCGAGATGCCAAGACCGTCCAACGCTTCTTGAAACTCTTTGCCCTGCGCCGGGGCGGTTTGCAGTTTGGTCAGCAGTGCGTTAATGGCAGTCGCGGCGACTTCCGGCGGTTTCCCGAGTGCGATGAAGGCATCAGCCAATGCTGCCGCTTGTTCTGCCGCCAATCCAAATTGTTTGGCTGTACCCCCGATGCGCAACATCGCGGCGGTAATTTCCGCCTCTTTGGCCGCGGTATTGTTGCCCAGCACGTTGATGGCATCCCCAAGGCCGCGCATTTCTTCCAGCGTGATGCCAAAGACATTACTGATTTTTGCCGCCGCTTCTGCCGCCTGCTCTGCCGTCATGCCGAATGCAACCGACATCTGTCCGGCAAGGCGGGTAAATTCCGGCAACTGGCCGAATGCGACCCCTAACTGACCTCCCATTGCAGCAATTTCAGCGACCGCTTCTGGAGTTTTGCCGAGTTCATAGGCAAGGTCTTTTACCGTTCCAGCGAGTTCTTCCATTTGCGCTGGCGTGCCATCCACGACCTTTTTAACTCCGGCCATCGCTGTCTCAAACTCGATGGCGCTTTTGCTTACTGCTGCCAATCCAGCGGTGGCGCCAACGACCTTACCAATGCCAAGCGCGACGTCATTAAGCGTTGGTTTAGCCCGCTTTAAGCTGTTTTCGAGTTCTTCGACTTTCTCACGGTGGTGCTCCGCAGCTTTTGCCAGTTCTTCTTGGGTGAGACCACCTTCTTCTTGTAGCAGTCGGTAGGCCTCGCCGACTTCCTCGATTTGTTTTTTGACCTCGTCGTCGTTGGCAAGCCCAAGCGTGATTTTGGCTTCGGTGATTTTGCGCAGCTTCTCCGCCTCGGCGCTGGTGGCATTGAGCTGGTCACGCAGTTTTTGCGCATCTTCGCTGACTGACTCCAGCCCGTTTGTCTGTGCCTCCTGCTCCAGCCGGTTCAGTTCAGCGGTGAGCGCTTGTAGCTGGTGTTCGAGGTCTTCGGTGCTTCCGCCTGCCGCCTTGAGTTCGTCGATAGTCTTTTGCAGCGCATCAATGTTCGCCCGCGCGTCAATTTGTAGGGCAACGTTCAGTTCGGTACTCATTTTGCGTCCATAAAAAAGCCCCCGCAGGCGCGGAGGCTTAAGTTGATTTCGTGATTATTTGGTTGAGGTTTCTTTTGCTTTTTTTTTGTTTTCTCTCTGCTGCTTCCGCCATTCCCACGGCTCTACAGCCTGATATTCGGACGTGTGCCATAGCCCGCGCCCGGCCTTACGCGCCTCATCCTCCAAAGCGTAATACGCCCCGGTCTTACCGTAGTATTTACGGTACACCCACGCACCGCCCTGGCGCACCATCTCGGCATTGACGTCTGTCATCCCGTCATAGAGGGTACAGACGTTGCGCCCGTAGCGGTCAGCATTGGCGCACACGGCTCGGATGGTTTTCCCTTTGACCATGCCTGCAAGCAGGTCGGTCGCTTTCGCCCCGTAGGGCTGTTTTCGCTCCGGTGCATCAATGCCATAGAGGCGGATTTTATGCTGCTCCTTTGCATCATTCAGCAACGTGACGGTATCGCCATCGGTTACATGGATAACTTTACCAACCAGTTCATACGCGGAGGCGTGAGCAGATAGGGCGAGGGCGAGCAATAACAGGGCTTTCATGGTTTCTCGGATGGGGACGGCATGAGTATTCATGCAGCTTTCATGCCATCCCCAGTTTCGGTTTTTTTTTTTCGCCCTGTTTTGGCGGTCTTTTTTGTTTTTTTTTT